TCTTTAATGTTAACGGTCTTGGCTGACTTCTCAGTTGCATAGTCGCCCATTTCCATAACTTCTGTGCCATCAATTACTTTGCCTGCCATTGTGTGTGGACGGGCATAATCACTTGCTGGTTTGTCATCACGGTTTTTACCAACTACCAATTTTGAAGAATTCTTGGTTGTTGGCTTTACATTTTTTGCGATTGCCATATTAACGACCTCTTGAGCTAGACTTCTGATTAGCAACGCGAGCCATATTGCGACCCATGCTGCGTAGGTTAGACTGGGTTACACCACCCTTAGCCATTTTCTTAACATCCATACCGCCCTTTTTGAGTTTGAGCTTGGTATGTTTACCGGGATGCTCTTGAGCATCGTGTTCTTTCATGGCTTTTTTGATCTCTTTATCAGCGATCATTTTGTCCATTTTCATATCTGCTTTTGTTGATTCCATCTTTGCCATTTTTTACTCCTACGTTGTCGTAATTGTTACTGAATTAATATTGCCTTTTGCTACTAAATAGTTTGGGGTAAGACCTCTATCATATCCACTAGAACCACCTACAGGATACCATCCCCACTGTATAACTCTACTACCGCCTTCTGGATAACCCGACTGCGTAATGCTTGTTCCGCCGCCCTGCTGCGTTTGCAAACCATTTGGACCAGAAGCATAATAACTAATATCAGGTCTTGGCTCACGCACTGCTTGAGGGTCATTCACTGGATACAAACCAAGCTGTAACTGTGGCTGATCTGGATCCCAACACTCAGGACAAACTTTAATGCTAACTAATTTGGTCTTGATGGTTAGCTTTTTTAACTCAACCAGCTTATATCGTTGACCACATCTGTCACATTCTGCAATACTGTGTTTGCCACTAGCATACTTAGTTGGCATACTTACCTCGCATAAAACAAATTGCGCGGTACAAATCTAATTGATACATCTTCTCTATCTTCTTCAATTGCCTGTTGCAACTGTTCCATATACTCAGCCTTCAAACCAAGCGCGCGCTGCATATCCATGCCGGGCAATTTCATAGACAAGTAATAAGCCAGTCCAGCGACCAAACAGTTAATCCATCTAAATGGAATATCTTGAACATATACACCTGTTCCAGAATCCTGAACCCGTCTCATACGCCAATAAACAAGCGTATAGGGTGTTCCATTGTCTGGGGTAGGCCATACTGCCAAGCTGGGTAATTGCTGGTCGTAAATCGCTGCTCCGACGCTATGTGACGCCGCTGTAGTATTGTACTGTCCACGATAGCAGTTTAAAAGCTGGTTTCCTGAAATATTGACATAACCAATGATTTCGCTGTCAATCTGAATAAATCCAGTAGACCGCATATTAAAGGTCGAACTCAGGGTAATTGTGGTGGCTGATGGGGTCAAAGTAGCCGCCAAAGTTACGCCAGCATAGATATTGGAATTACCTGTTTGACGGTTGTACCAAACTTGAATTGGACGGCCATAGGTCAGTTTATTAGGAATCGTAGAATACGTAGACTCTGAAATACGATTTAAATTGATATCTTGCTGATTGTTTGCCTGAGAATTATTGGTGCGAGTAACCAAATCTAAGATGTCAATCGTATCAGCTCCAACTGGGTATATAGCTTGGCCATATACTAATGGAATAGAGATTTCCTCTACTGTCCAAAAGTTAATGCCGCGGTTAGCCCACTCAATCGTTAATAGGTTGATAGACCTTTTTGCGGTGCGAAGATCATATCCAGTGCGTAACTGCGAGCCACATCTTTCGAATGCCTCTTCCACCAATTCAGTTAAATCTAAATTAAAAGTAGAATTACCGCTTGTATATGCCATTATTTTTTCTTCATGCCTTTAAGGGTTTCAGCCAATCTAGCTCTCTGCCCTAGCTTGCCGGGTTTCTTTGCAGCAGCAGCTAGTTTTTTTGCAGGAATAGTTTTGCCTTCCTTAACGCCTAATTCTTTTTTTAATGCACCGGGCTTTTTGATTGCACCTGATATCCATTTTTCAGCCATTATTTTTTCCTCGCAGCTCTCATGTTATCTACAAGATTTGGGTATGGTCTGCCAGCTGCTTTAGCCATAGCCTTGGCACTAGCTTTTTTGGCTGGCGATAGTTTCTTAGATTTGCCTAATCCTTTTGGACGTGGCTTATCCCAAACTTCACCGCCTTTAGCAAAAAGTTCAACATCATTCGGATTATCCGTGCGATGGATAACCTTTTTCTTAGGCATTTTGGAAGGGCTAATAGCGCCCATTCCACGGCTCGCCATCATTACTTCTTGCCCTTAGCATAACCACCGCCACACATTGCTTTAACGTGTTCGTGGTGTAACTTGTGACCAGCAGCGTGTTTCTTGAAATGCTCGTGGTGTTGAGCGTGTCCGTCGCCGCCATGATGCTTTTCAATATGCTCTGGGTGAATCATATGCTCTTCAGCTTGCATATCTTTAGAGATTGGTGGGTGATCCATTTTCATAATATTTCCTTTATTAGCAATATTTACCGCGGGTTTTTCCCTTTTGTGCAATACCATCAGCACGGGATGATGCCGTACCGCCAGAAGCCATCTTCTTAACCATACCACCTTTTTTCTTGGTATTAACAGGAGAACCTGTACCAATATCGTTACCAGCCATCTTAGGCATCATTGCGCGTGTATGACCGCGCTCTTGATCTGGATGCTCGCCATGAGGACGAATACCTTGCTTAGAAGGAGCCATAATGCCTTTTTCTACTGGGAACTTAGTCATTCCACCAGCAGCCATCTTCTTAACTTTGCCGCCTTTTTTCATTGAAGCTTCAAAAGATTTCATGTTCTTTTCAGACTCAATTGGCTCGGTCTTGCCAGTATCACCTAAATTCATGCCACGGGTTAAACCGCGTTTTTGAACTTCAGATTGACCAAATTTACGATGCTTGTTTGAACCAGCTTCTACGTCTTTCGACATATTGCGTGGACCCATTGTTTCTTTCATTTTCATATCGCCACCCTTTTTAAAAGATTTGCCCTTATCGGCTTTTACAAAATCCTCACCGACAGAGCGAGGGATACCTACTTTTTTAGCAAATTTCGCATTATGCGCAACCGCTTCCATCAAATTTTGTTGTTTTTTAGATACACTTGGCATTATACAAAACGTCCTTTAGTTTTACCGCGCTCACAACAACCATCAGCACGTGCAGATGCGGAGCTTACTTTACCGCCTTTTTTCATTCCAGCTGCAGAAGGCATAACAGCATCACCCATTGGGTTTACTTGTGGAATGTTTTGCTCTGTTGTGCCAAATAACTTGTAATCGCGTTCTGCTTCTTGACGAATGCCACGCTCTTTATTGGCCTTCATGTAAGCTTCGCGTTTAGCTTTTTGACTACCAGTTTCTTCGTATGGCATTATTTGTGTCCTTCGATGAAGCGGTCTAGCTTGGCTTCTAGTTTATCAAATCGGTCAATAATTTGTTGCATATCGCTACGAACTTCTTGTTTGGTAATATAATCGCGAGCCATTTCTTCACGGGTTTTATTAACCAAAATCGTTACGCGGTCTAATTCATTAAACTTTTCTTTAACAAAATATCCGATTGCTCCAACAACGATTGTCAGTAACGCATTCCAAAATTGCATAATCGCTTCCATTAGCACTTCCACTTCTTTAAAGATTTGTTAATCCGGCTATCTGGATCGCTTGCAGTTTTAGAAGAGGTAAGTTTCTTTTTCATCCCTTCCATGCGGGCGCAGAATGATTTCTTGCGTGATCCGCCTTCTGGCTGAGGTGGCTTTAAATTCATCCCCTGCTTTTTAGCAGAAGCCCTACCTTTGGCATTTAAACCGCCAGTAGGACTTTTACCTTCTTTACGCTGCCATGCAGGAGTTTTAGCCATAATTAATAACCTACGTATTCGCCTTGGTTTTTAACTAATTTGCCAGAAATAATAACTCCGGCTGCAATTGGTGTTGCTGTGCTGGTAGACAATTGCCATTGAATGTCTGTTTTTTGTCCATATAAAAATGGTTCAGAAGTTCTATTAGCGGTATAAATTGAAACAAATGGCTGTTGTAAAATAGTTTTAGTTACACCAGAATTGTTATCAGTTGCTTGCACTCTGTAGGTCACAATATTTGCGCTGGTATAACTATTAGAAGTATTTACCTCAGCCAAAGACAAATAAAAACTATAACCATTTGGCACTGTATAGACTGTGCTTTGGGATTTACCAATAGCTGGATTAATTTGACCAAGAATATTGCTGCCTTGTTTTGCGGTAATTGTGCCTACGTTTGATGTTTGGCTTGCTGCAACACCAGTCATAACCATCGAATTAACGCGCAAATAACTGCCAATCGTAGTCGCTACAGTGGTACCAGTTAATATAACATTCTCAGATAATGGATTGAAGTTAGCATCTAAACCACTGATAGTAACCGCTGCTGGAGATACATCAGATGCAGATGAGCTTGCAATAGAAAGTGCAGTAGCTGAAGTAGCAAATGTATATGCAGTAGCATTTTCCCAAATAGGAATAGCTACGTTTGAAACAGTTGCCTGATATCCAAAAATACTGATAGCACTATGGCCCGTGATTTGACCGCGAGCAACCTGCAAATCAAAAGGCTCAGTTTTAGCCTGACGAGTGATTGAATTTAATACGTTATTAGTTTGTACAACAGAACCTGTCATAATTAATCTCCTAAGTTGTTAATGGGGGAGTTTCCTCCCCCTTGGATTAATTAGTCAAAGTTACCGTATGGGTAAGTTGTACTTGTTCCAATATTGGTATCAGCTTGAACATATCGTAAGGTAATTCCAAACTTACCAGCTACAGGAGCATTCCAGCTATTACCAGTCATTGCCAAAGTAACAACTACTTGGCTAAACCATGTAGGCTGTTGACCGGGCTGAATGTTCTGAACGTCTTGCAATGTAGACTGTGCGTTAGCATACTGAGTTGCCGTGAAAGAAGCAGCAGTACGACCAATTGCTGTAGTTGTATTAGAAGCAATGCTTGCATATACAGCGCCAGTAGAAGAAGTTACAAATTGATTAGATACATAGCAAGCAACTGTTGAAGGAGATAAAGTAGCCGCATCAACTGGGTTTTGAATGAAATCTAAATCTACTGCATATAAATATGAGCTTGCTGGCAACAAGAATGCACAACCACGATAGATAGTACCGGCTGCATCAGCAGTAGGAGCGGTTGCTAAAGTTGGACCATTAGTGCTGTAAGAGCCAGCTTGTGGAACCCAAATGGTTGCTGCTTGGTTAGGAATACCATTAGCATCAACAAATGTACCAGAGCCACCACCATAACCAGCAGTGCCAGATGTGGTGTTAGCAAAATTCATGAAAACATACTGCGACAATATAACTGAACCAACATCGCGTTGTGGACCAAATCTTTGGTCTCCCGATAGAATCGGACCTTCAAATGTACTACGTCCCATAATGGACTCCTTATGCAAAAGAACCTATTCCGATCGTTGCATCGTCTGCTGGGGCAGTGGTGGAATAGGGAATCACCCAGATGTTGTATTTATACACTATTTAAACTTTTATATCAAGTTTTGGTGTAAACTTTTGTGATGAAAAATAAAAGTAAAAAGCTTGTAAACAAGCCCAAGTTTATACCGCTTACTGAAAAAAATACATCAAAACTAATGGCTGCCCAAGAAGCCATGCAAAATGGGCAAAATGAACAAGCCATCATGTTTTGCGAAAGCATCATATCCCAACAGCCAGAAAACCCTGATCCATACCATTTGATTGCCTGCATATTGGGTGGAGTTAAGAATTACATAGCAGCTTTACAGTATTTTAATATGTCAATTGAGCGTTTGCCAGACAATCCAGTTGCCCTGAACAACCGAGGAAATGTGTTTGCAGCACTAAAACAGCCAGAATTGGCATTAGACGATTTTGAAAAAGCCATATCCATAGCCCCAACTTATGCTGAGGCTTACTACAATAAGGGTATTGTTTTGGGTTCTTTGCATAAAACTGAAGAAGAAATTAAACAATACGATATAGCTTTGAAATATAAGCCAAATTTCCCAGAAGCCTACAATAACAAGGGTATTGCACTGCAAAAACTCCATAGGATGGAAGAAACTCTAGCCTGTTATCAAGCTGGAATAGCTCAAAATCCTAAGGGTGTTGAGGCTTTTTACAATAATCGAGGTTTGGTTTACCAGAATTTAGGTCGCCCAGATGAGGCTATCGAAGACTACAACCGAGCTGTAGCGATTGACCCAAACCTTGCAGATGCCCGTTTTAATCGGTCTTTATGCCTGCTTTTGCGTGGGGAATACGATATTGCTTGGGAAGAGCATGAATGGCGCTGGAATCGTGCAGTCTACCCAAGGCCGCCATTGCCCGGAGTCCTGTATGACGGAACACAGGATTTAGACAAAAAAACACTTTTTATCCACGGGGAACAGGGTCTTGGAGATATGCTTCAATTTTGTAGATACGCAAAATTAGCTAAAGAAAAAGGTGCAAAAGTTCTTCTTGGTACTGATAAACCATTGGCTCGTTTATTAGCTACTTTAGAGGGCGTAGATCAAATAATTGTAAAAGGTGATGCCATACCAGCATACGACCTGCATATTCCGCTTATGAGCCTTCCTTACGCGTTTAAGACCCGTATGGATAACATCCCTTATGGTATTTACATTAAGCCAGACCCTAAATTGGTAGACGAATTTAAGGGGCAATTCTTTTCTTTTGGTAGAAAAAAGAATGTAGGTTTGGTTTGGAGTGGTGGTTTTAGGCCTGACCAGCCAGAAGTATGGGCGGTTAATGAACGCAGAAATATTGCTTTGGAAAAGCTTTTACCATTAAAAGAAGCTGATGTTAATTTCTATTCTTTGCAAAAAGGCGAAGGCCCAGAAAAAGAGTTAGAAGACTGCTTGGGCTGGAAGAATATGATTAATGATACTGCCTACTTTAAAGACTTTGCGGATACCGCAGCTTATATTGCTAACCTAGATTTGGTTATTTGCGTAGATACTTCTACTTGCCACGTTGCCGCCGCAATGGGCAAAGAGGTATGGATGATGAACCGATTTGATACCTGCTGGCGTTGGTTTATGGATAGAACCGATAGCCCTTGGTATCCCACTATTAAACTTTACCGCCAGCCCAAATTGGGCGATTGGGAATCTGT